ACTTTTAACAATTTTATTTCCTAATTTAACTTCATTAAATTCAGCATCGCTAACAGTAACTAAATCATACTTACTATCATCCCAGTTTTTATTTTCATTATAGACAGTTTGATTAGCAGCTATACGAAATATGGAATTTTCTACACCATCAGAATTTTTAAGAAAAACAAATATTGCCATAATTAAGCTCCTATATTTTCATACACTAAAATAGCACTGACTGGTGAACTAGTAGGGTCAGGTGAATTACTTGGATGGCCCCCTGCGCTTCCATAAGTACGTCCAATACTAACACTTCTCATATTCCAAGTGCTTGTAGCTCCGGGTGCACTTCCTGATGAACCTGGATTTCCTGGTGCACGGACATTATATCCTTGACCACCATTTCCTCCGCCACCACCATTAGCAGTACCAATGTTAGTTAGTGTTGCAGCTCCTCCAGCATTTCCTGGTGATCCATTAGGCGCTCCAGGATTTCCTGGGTTTCCTGGTGCTGCAAGACTATAAGGTGAAGTATAAGGCGCTGATATAGGTGCACCCCAAAAACCAAATCCTCCTCCTCCGCCCGGTCCTCCGCCAGCTGCTCCAAATTGAGTTGTGGCACTTCCACCATTTCCACCAGCTGATCCATAAAGGTAAACACCAATGTAAGTAGCTGCGTTATTTGCTGTGTAAGTTCCAGATGCAGGTCCAGTTTCAGCTAATGTAGGAACAAAATTTCCACCACCTGCTTGACCAGAAGATGCTGCAGTAATTCTTCCGTCAGCATCAACAGTGATTGTTGCAACAGTATATTCTGCAGCAGTGACTCCAGTTGCAATTAATTGATTTGGACCAACAGAATCTGTAGCAAGTTTAGATTGAGTGATTGTAGATTGAGCAATGTTATTTCCAGTAACAGCAGATGCTGCTAATTTAGAAGTAGTAACATTTGATTGTAAAATTTTTGCAGAAGTAATTGCATTATCATCGATTTGAGCAGAAGCAATAGTCCCACCTAAAGTATTTAATGCAATTTCATTTAAATTTGTTCCATCAGAATAAGCAGCAACGATTGCAGCTTCACCTGCAGTAAAACCAGTTCCACTTGCAGTTTTAATTGTTAAATTTGTTACACCAGTTACAGCAGACAAGTCTATAATATAAAATTTTTCAATTCCATCTGGAATAGTTACAGTTGATGCACCTGTTAAAGTTCCAGTAAATTTAAGAACCATGTTTCTTGCATTCGATAATGCAGCTTGATCCATTGTAAGAGCTACAGTACCACCATCAGAAAGTGCGACTGCTTCATAACCTGCGATTGCTTGTTGAATTAAATTTAAATTTGTATTTGTTTTATTACCCCATTGACCAGCGTTTTCGCCAGTGACCATTAGTTCGAGTTTTAAATCTGTAGAATAACTAGATGTCATAAAAAATTTCTCCTAAATAATTATAATTTTACCTCAATCATGCAGCCAAATCAACCTCAGTCCAAACATTGTTCACTCCTAGATCAATCTCTTGCCAAGGCGTAACATTTACTTGTCCTACTGAGAAAGTAGCTGAAATTCCAGTTGGTTGTACTACCGAAGTTCCAACCACTGTAACTGAACCTATAGATGAAGTCAATTCTATGCCAGAAACCCCTATAATCTGACCTGGTATTTCTGCTGCTTGTCCTAAAGATAAATTTAATTGTTGTCCTGTAACTGGTTCATTAGTTGACTGCTCTAAAGCAATATTTCCTAAAGTTATAGAAGCTTCTATACCGGTTACATCAACAGGGATTTTTGTTCCACCCACAGCTTGACCAGGAGTTACTGTTAGTAAACCTGCAGATGTTATGTCAATGTTTGCATTACCATTAATAGTTAAATTACCGACTAAGCCATCTAATTGATCTTCAGAAGCTAGTACAGTTATTGCTGAATCAATTTGGATTGAAAAAGATGGATTAGCATAAGTAATATTTAATTGACTTCCAGTAACAGATACGTCTACATCTGTTATACCTGTCTCATCCCCTATCGAAGCATTTAATTGTATCCCAACACCCTCAGCAGGAATTACAGTATAGTTAACACCCCAACCTAAGTTGCCCCAAGTATCTCTACCCCAACCAGCACCAATTAAAAATTGGTCATCTATAGTGACTGAACCTGATGTTGAAGTTAATTGAGAACCAGTGACATCTTGTTGAATACCTCTTGCAATATCTTCCTCACCCATAGAAAGAGTTGCTTGAACACCGGTTAAAGAGAACTGAACAGAAGTACCTCCAACGGCACCTGCGTTTGTAAATGTTAGTTGAGATCCAGAAGGAGAACTTGATGCTCCCGCTGCTTGTGTGGTTGAACCAATACTTGAGGTAGCTGAGATACCGGTAACAGTTAAGGTGACATCATCTTGTGCACCATAACTATTTACGCCCCAACTATTTGTCCCCCAAGTATTAGCCATATCATTTTAGTTCCTTATTAAGCAATTCTTAAAATTGCAGCAGAGGTTGTGAATGAAGGGAACTGGACTGTAAACGTTCCAGATGTTGCAGTCTTGTCTCCACCAAAATCTAAAACAGCAACTGCTTCAGTAGTACCTGTACCACCATCAGTAGTTGTATTGTAAATCAAAGCACCTCTAGCTGTTAGTGTAACTCCGGTAAAAGACAAGTCACTAAAGTTAGTGATTGCTACACCTGAAGAAACTTTAACTCCAGAATTAACCAAAGCTTTACCACCCGCTGAATAACCTCCAGTTGGTGATGATACTTCGTCTGTTGATGCATAATTAGTAGTTGATGCACCTAATGTAGCCGTTGGCGAATACATTGCTAATTTAAATGTATCTCCACCTGCACTATCAAAATCATGCTCACCACCCATTAATTGCTTTTTAAATGAATTGCAAATTGCATTAGTTGTTATTGCCATAATTATTCTCCTTATTTTAATAATGTGTTTGGCGATGGTGAAGGTATCTGTATTCTAGGTACTCCATCATCGTATTCTGCACGTCTTCTTCTCCCCATTTGTTGTAGGGCAAAATTCTGTACTTCTTCATTATACTTGTCATTGTATAGCTTGTACATATCTACAGGACCTTTTAAATATCTAAAAGCCTCAGCTAAGACACCATGTAATAACATAGATTCTTGGTATGTAGATAAGAACGTATTATTAGAAGATGTAAATTGAGGTGGATCTTTAATAAAGTTTATTTGAATAGTGTATGCAGAATTTGGTGTAGGCGCTACAATTAAATTAAAATCGTCCCAATTTGCCCAATATTTAGGAAGACCTGTAGCAGCATTATTATTATATTCGGATATAAAACTTGTGTCTCTTTTTTCTAAAAAAGTTCTAGTTGAACCATCTATGACTTGAACAGATCTAATAATAGTTAAATCAGCAGGTAAACTTACCGCTCTGTTTCCTGATGTAAAATTAGAAGTAGAGTATTTTCTAAGGTCATCATAATCAACTTTACCGGCTACATCTAATTCTACCGATCTAATAAAATTTTGAATAATTGTGTCAGTTAAAACACTACTGCTAACTTCTGTATAATTTCTAACTTGAGTTAAAAAATCTGAATAGGTAATTGCCATTATGTAATCTCCACTGTAACTGAATTTATGTTCATCAATAATTCTCTTCTTCTATTTTGTAAAGAAGGGTCTGCTGGAATCATTACACTTTGACCTTGCGTAATATATGCAAACTCTCCAGGTAAAGTTAAATTAGCAACTCCAACTACAGTTCCTCCAGAATCAGCATAAACACCATCAATATTTGTTGGTTGTTGAAATTTTTGTGATCTACTGTTTTGTAATGCTATTGCATCTGCAACAATTCTTTTTCTTCTTATTTGAGGGTGTTTGGGTTCAAATTCAGAGTAATGTACTAAAGAACCATTCCATTCTTTAACCATCTCAGTGTAAGGAAATGCCATACCTGATCTGTCAGATATTGCTAGCGATCTTTTACCTGTTGCCCATTTAGCCATAATTATATTCCATTAGGATAAAAAGATTGTGGAGTTATAAATGTAGATGCTCTTTGACCATCTTCATCTAATGCTCTTTTTAATTGATCTTCATATATTAATTTATTTTGTTGTACTAATCCTGGTGCTTTTTTCATTGCTAGATAATAAGCAAGTCCAGCACACATACATGGTAAAAATCTATAAACAACATCTGGATCATTAGTGTAAGCCCCAGCGTCTTCTATTCTTTTAATAACATAAAATTTTAAAGTTGTATAAGTATTTAAATCAGGTGCTTGGTATAAGTAAATTATAGGAGTAGTTTGTCTATCTACATAATATTGTGATGGTTGTCCTGTAGCTAATTTATTTGGTAAAGCA